AGGATGTCCCATCAGTCGCCCAATATGGCACAAGTTCCTGCTGTGTATTCACCCTATGGAAAAGAATGCAGAGAGTTATGGATTACAAACAAAGGTTATAAATTAGTAGGTGTTGATGCTTCAGGACTTGAGTTGAGGATGTTAGCACACTACATGAACGATAAGGAATACACAAATGAAATCATTAATGGAGATATACACACAACAAATCAGATTAGGACTGGCTTGGAGTCAAGAGATGAGGCGAAGACATTTATATACGCACTCATTTATGGAGCAGGTTCAAAAAAAATCGGAAGTATCATCAAAAGGTCTGAAAGAGATGGAGAAAGAGTTAAAGAAAAATTTCTTAGAGCTACACCAAGTTTTAAACGACTACGAGAAAGAGTGGATGGAGTGGCTCAAAAAAGATGGCTCAGAGGTCTCGACCAAAGAAAAATCCTCATAAGACACCCCCACGCTGCGTTAAACACCCTATTACAGGGTGCTGGTGCGTGTGTTATGAAGAAAGCGTTGACATTACTAGACCAATATGTTATAAATAAACGAATCAAAGCTTATCCTATTGTTAATGTACATGATGAGTTTCAATATGAGGTTGAAGATAGTAGAGCCGAAGAGTTTGGAAACTTAGCAGTACAATCAATAAGAGAGGCAGGAAAGGAATTAAAAATAAGGTGTCCGTTAGATGGAAAATATAAAATCGGAAACAACTGGGCAGAAACGCATTGATACTATAGCTACTGATATTAAAACTTTAGTAGCTGGAATATCAAATGGTAAACCTGCTAACGTCACAGAAGAAAACATGGATAAGTTTCTCCTTAATATTAAGGAAGCTTTTCATTCATGGAATAATCCTGTTAGAGAAAAAGATGGGAAGTTAAGAATGTCAGTACTAGGTAAACCACCTAGACAATTATGGTATGATAGATTTAGTCCAAAGAAAACTAAATCTTATGATGCTAGTTTAAATATTAAATTTTTATATGGACATATTTTAGAACATTTATTATTATATCTAGCAGAATTAACTGGACATAAAATAGGAGACCAACAAAAGAAAGTAGAGATAGATAATATTAAAGGACATATAGATGCGACAGTAGATGGTGAAGTGTGTGATGTTAAGTCAGCATCATCATTTAGTTTTAAGAAATTTAAAACAGGAGAGTTAGTTGGTGATGACCCATTTGGTTATCATGCCCAGTTATCAGGATATGAAACAGGTATGGGTACAAATGGAGGAGGTTTTTTGGTTATGGATAAATCAAGTGGAGATGTTTGTTTCTATAAACCTGATGAGTTAGCTAAACCTAATGTTACAACTTTAATTAAAACTTTACAAGATACATTAAAGAGTAAGACACCACCTGAGAAGTGTTATCAATTATCAGAAACAAAAGGTGGAAATAAATCTTTACCTATTGGTTGTCAGTTTTGTACACATAAATGGGAATGTTATAAAGATGCTAATGATGGAAAAGGATTAAGAGTATTTAAATATTCTAATAAGTTTGTTTATTTAGCTGAAGTAAATAGACAACCTAATGTTGAAGAGATAACTAAAAACTTTTCAGAAGAATTAAAAACATATGGGAAACGAAAAGTTGTATAAACCATTACCTGACGGACTTAGAATTGAGAAGAGTAAGATAGAAGGGTATGGTTTAGTTACATTATCTTTTATAAAAGAAGGTACAAATCTTGGTGTATCTCATATTAAGATAAAGAATGAATTAATTCGTACACCTTTAGGTGGATTTATAAATCATTCAGATGAACCTAATTGTGAGAAAGTAAAATTACAAGCAGAGAATTATATTAAATATAATTTAATTACTATAAAAAATATAAAGGCATGGGAAGAACTAACTGTTAAGTATACATTTTATAATATGGGAAGTAATGGTAAAAATCTTTCTGTATCAGAGAAACTACAGAATGAATTAGAACCTATTGTTAATGCTCCTATGATGGACTTGGAATAATGTTAACAATGGCTAAAGCTATAGTGGGTTTTTTATTATTAAGTCTTACTGGAGGACTTATAATTTATTTTCTTAAAGATTATAAATATATTTATAAGAAGAAGAAAAAGAAATGAACACTAAACAAATGAGTAAGATAAGAAACAAAGCTAAACATATTATGGTAGCTTGGCTTAAAGGTTTGTTAAGTCCTAATGAACAAGCTAAAGTAAATGTTAAGAATGTCTTTACATTATTACCTAATCAAACTCATTATTGGCAAGGAACTACATTACGTTTACAACCTTGGTCTTATAAATGGATAGTTAAAAAATTAAAAAAGAATCCTCATTGGACTATAGATGATTTAAATGATAGCTTAGAACCCACAGAAAGAGATAAAAGGAGAGCAAGGATGGCTAAAGAAGGTCCTATTGCTATGTAATGACAGACAAAGGAATGTTTAAAGGTACGACATATGATTCATTAAGTAAGCAGGTAGATGGAAATCATTATAACTCTATGAAGATTCAACCTGCAGAATTTATTAATGAAAATAAAATATTGTTTGCAGAAGGAAATGCTATTAAGTATATATGCAGACATCAAAAAAAAGGAAAGAGGAAGGATATAGAAAAGGCAATACACTATCTAGAAATGATATTGGAAAGGGACTATGATGATTAATGAGAGTACTATAACTCAATTAGAAAAAAGAGCAAGAGGTTTTCGTAGAATAATTTCTGCTCTTAATGATTTACCTATGTATGGAATTACTCCTCACATAGATAAAATGTTATACATAAGAATAGGTGAACTTAAAGAACACCTAAAGAAGAAGATAACTAGAAACAATGAAAAGTTAAATGAAATTCATACAACAAGTGTGGATAGTTTAATAGATGATGATGGACAAGGAGGAGTAATAGGTGAGGTGAGAACTGAACCTAGTTTTGTATCTTCTAAGATAGAAAGTGCTATAAAAAATAATGAATGAAGAACAAGATAGAGCCGAAGCATCTACTTATGAAGATGAAATTACTACACGTAGAACTGTAACAATTCCATTAAGAGAGAATGATGAATTAAAATCTGAACAAGGGTTTATAAAAGATAAATCTTTAATTGCTATAATAGATAAGATAGAAGAACTAGTTAGAGCATAAAGAAAACATATCGTAAGAAAATAAATGGTAGATAAAATTTATGATTTAAAAGGTAAACCTATTACAGGTGGACCCCCTGCTATTTATAATATGAGATTATGTTTAGTTGGTATGGATGATATAGATATACAAAATGTACTAACATTTGGTATAGCGGATGATGGATTCTTTATGGTGAAGAGTGTTACTAATCCAAGACTTCCAGTCTTTATGACGAATCCAATTAGAGTTAGAAGTGTAGAGATATATAAAAAGGGCGATAAACCATTAACTAAGTTAAGAAAAGATAAAGGTGATGATGATTTTTTTGTTGACTTAATGAGAAAAGCTAGTGCAACTCCCTCGAAAATTAAATAAATCTAAAAGAACCAAAAAAAAAGAAGCCGATTTAATGGGCTTCAAATTAATTATTAATAATCAAGGACAGTTTATTAGTGAATTAAAAACTTTTCCTATGGATAAGATTCCTGTCTATTTTAAAAAGGAAAATGCAGGGGTAATACAAGCTATGTTGAGAGAGTGTAAAACTAATTTTACAGAATTACATACGTACTTAGAAAAAATTGCAAGGGATGTTTTTCATTCCTAAGTAGGAGTTCCTATAGGTTCAACCTCAAAAACTTTATCAACAGGTAAACAATTATACATCATTTTTATTTGTTGGTCTTTGAATTGTTGTACCCCTATAGACCGCATATAGTTTTCAGCAACTTCCGCAATATGATAATAACCTTTGTACATACATTGTTCTTCTGTTTCAAATTTCCAATCATTATGAGTAAGAGGTGGTAGACATCCCATCATACCACATATTGTTATTACCAAAGCTATTTTCATTTTCTTTTTTTGCGTCTTCTTCTATACCAGCGTCTCTTTTTAAGGAAATAAGCATACAGTTTAATCGTCATCATCTTCCTTCGGTCTTACCTTACCGAAAATAATTTTATAATTCATCTTAATATTTTGCTCCATGTCAGTACTTAAAGGTTTACCTGATATACCAATAGAGTGTCTTGTATTTTCACACCCTGATATTAAAAGAAATAAAATACTGAAAAGGAATAGAGTTATATATCGAACCCACGCATTAATTGTTTTCATTTTTTTTCTTGCGTTTCTTCTTCTTCTTAAAATTTTTAGAGTTCGATACTTCATTTTGAATAGTCGCCACCTTCTCCTTAATCAAAACCATATCTTTTGATATGCTATAAGTTTCCTTTAAATTCCATCCTCCGAGTGCTAACAAAATAGCAATCAGGATTGTTATAAGTTTTTCGTTTATCATTTATTTTTTTAAATCATAGATAACATAGGTTATATAACAGACCAGTAAAATTAAACCTATGATATCCATCATTTAACTATCTTTTCTTTTTCTTTTTATTTTTTTTATTTTTCTTTTTGCCTTTTTTCTTTTTCTTTTTAGCCATGTGTTTCTCCTTTCTTATATTTTCAGCTTTCATGCGGTTATAATCTTCTTCACTAATATCGTTAACACCGAACTCAGCTTCATCCATTAATTTATTTTAATATCTTTAATATCTTTTTTCCACCCATATATATTTCAGTTTTAGCTTTTACTTTTTCACATTTAAAAACTACAGACTCAGGGTTGACTTCTTTAATAGCTATGCGTTTGGATTTGAGGCAGGAACTTAGTGTGTCTTTATAAGTATGCTCTATCAAATTTCCATTTAGATATAACATTAATCCAAAAACTATTTCAATCATTAGTTATATGAATACCCTGTTGGAGTATCTACCTTATCTAAAGCCTCAAATAATTTTTTGTGTTGTTCCATAATCTCTTCATCTTTATTTGTCATTAATTCTATTTTATCTTGTAACTTTTCAACGTGTCTTTCTAATTTACTTACTTTATCAACTTGAACTGCTTGATTAGTAGATAAAGAAAATGTTTGAGTTAATACCCAACCTGAAACAGCTAACATAACTCCGATAAGAATTGTGATAATTTTATCCATCATTATTTTATTCCATTTCCATTTCTAATTAATTTTTCAACATCTTCACCTAATTTTTTAACTCTTTCTTTTAAAAAATCTATGTTTACGGCATTATTTCTCATGCCTTTAATTTCTCCATTCAAATCTTCTAAAAGTGTGCTCATGTGTTCCACAAGCATGAAAAGCTCGGCTTCTCCACTTGATTGACCTAATTCTCCACGAGGGTATTTGATTCTAAATTCTGAGTTTTGTTCTAAATCTTTTTCCATTAACTCTAAGGTTGTTGTATGCCTATTAAGAGTCTCTTGAATAGAAAAGAAAGCCCAGGTTCCGATCGCGACCAGCGCGATGAGGCTGGCAACCGTCTTCATCGGCATATGAACTTTAGCTTCTTCTGAAATTTTTAGCGCCATTTCCAAGTCTGAGTTATAAATTTTTTCTCCTGAAGTTTACTATTCTTAGCATCTGTTTCTGTTGTACCATACTCTATTTTAGTTTCGTTTGGATCCAT